CGTAAGGGAGTCGGGTCTAGTGGTAAACCTTGGAGGCGACTATGAGCGATTTCAACTCTGATCTCGATGAAGAGATTCGCAATGCCGGAAGGCGTTACGATCTTATCCTCGAGGCCATTGGAGTCGTTCACGGTCTCATCCTCGCAGGCATTGGCCTGTTGGTTTACGATTGGATCTACTAAGGGTTAAATCCCCAAAGTAGCCCACACTAGTTCGGCATCGCCGGACTTTTATTGGCTCATCGGAGGCCTGCATCTTCGATGCAAACTTCGAAGAGGTACATTATGTCGCAACTGGGTTACGATCGCAATCGCTACGTGACCACCACGACTACTCATGATTCACGCCCTTGGAGCTCCACCGGTTATTCCGAGCAGAGCAACATCTGGTGTGATCTCCATGAGTCCAAGCCTAAGACTCGGTCCGGTACCACTCGTGGTACTATGGATCCTGACGCGACTTGGCTCAATCCTACGGATTGGAATCGTGTATTGAATCGGGTGCTTTCGCACTCGAGGAGTACAGTTCGCGAAGATCTCCGTATTGTCGACAACTCTTGGATCACACGTTCGTGGGATGTAGGAGATGGCTTCAATATGACGGATTTTCCATATCCTCCCAATAAGCAATCCACTTATCAAAACCTTTATGACCGTCTCGTGACGGAGGCTCTTATGAACCTTCGTCAAGGTAGGCTGTCACTTGGTGCTGATTTGGGGGAAGCTCGAGGGACTATGGACATGATAGCGGGCGCGGGTACGACACTTCTCAAAGGAGCATCAGCTGCTAGGAGAGGGAATTTCGGGGCTATCCCCGGAATTCTTGGCATGTCGCGCCGCGACGTCTTAAGCGGTCGTTATCCCGCCAATAAATGGCTGGAATACCAGTATGGATGGAAACCCTTGATGGGCTCTATCTATGATGGTATGGATCGCTTAAAGAACGGATTTCGCAAGAAACGTTATTCAAACCGTTTCTACGCTAGGTCTCGTGGTCAAGATCAGGTCACCCATCATGGAACTCGCGAAGCGAAGTTCACTGGTTGGAGACACAATCTTAATCACAGGTATAGCGTTGCTGGCCACTGCAAGCTTTGGTACGAGGTTGAAAATGCCTCTGTCGATAAGCTCGATGCAGCCGGTCTGCTTAATCCGCTGAGTGTGGCCTGGGAACTCGTTCCCTTCAGCTTTGTTTTCGACTGGTTTGCACCCGTCGGAAGTACACTCACCGCTCTGACGGCAACGTCAGGACTTCGATTCGTTTCGGGTTACATCTCAATGAAAGGCTTGACATCATTAGATGTTGATACCTTCCAACGAGACGACGCTGACCCTGCTTTCTATCAAACCATTTCCTTAGGAAGTGCTACGATGGAGAGCATGGAATTTCAGCGTGGTGTGTTCAACGACTTTCCGTCGCCGCGTTTCTACGCAAACACACACCCGTTATCAACTCCACGGATAGCTAACGCACTCGCGTTGCTAAGACAAATGTTCTGAGCAATTCCGTTCAGAACCCCTTCGCGGACTTAGTCCGTCTTTTATGGGTTTGACAATTATGCCAAATTTTGCCACGCTTAGCCTCCCGGCTGGCGTCAAGAAGCACGACTTTACCCCCGATTCGATCGTGGGCAACGTCGCGACTCTGGTGGAGTCCCAGGGTATCCCCATCGATGCC